GAACAAATGCGCCTGACCAGCACAGGTCTGGGTATTGGGACGAGTTCGCCGGCGCAAAAACTTGTATTGGCAGAATCTGGTGCAACAAGTGTTTACCAACAATTCCTAAACAATTCGTCAGAAAACATTGGCTATATTGGTCTTACATCTGGTGGAACTTATGTTCTTCAGACCAACAACTCAATGACTTTTAGCACAGGCGCTTCTTATACAGAGCGTATGCGCCTCGACTCCTCCGGCAACCTCGGCTTGGGAGTTACTCCGAGTGCTTGGGGAAGTCCGTTTTCTTCTGTTATGCAATTTACAAAAGGAAGCATTGCTTGCCAATCAAATAGCATCACACTGTTCAATAACGCTTACTACGATGGGACAGACTATCGTTATGTAAATACCGCTGGAGCTGGGTATTATGAACAAACTGGTGGTCAACACATTTGGAACAGAGCCACCTCCGGCACAGCAGGTAACGCTATTAGCTTTACTCAGGCGATGACGCTGGATGCGAGTGGGAATTTGGGTGTGGGGACTACTAGCGCAGGAACAAGATTGGTTCTTGCTACAGATGATTCTGCAGCAACAGGTCAGTTGAGGTTTGCTCGGTCAGTAGATGTTGCTTATTTTTGGGAAATAGGCCGAGACAATAATACAACTGGCGATTTTATTTTTAGTAACGCTGCTGGCGGCGCTAAATCCGAACGCGCCCGTATCACCAGCGGGGGTAACTTGCTGGTGGGGACTACAAGCGCGTTTGATAGCGCTTACAGAATGTCCCTTGGGGTTTCAGGAAGCACTGGTGGTTTGGTTATTCAACCCGGCGCAAATGATTACACGGCACTTCGTTTCAATAACGCAAGTGGAACACAAGTAGGAACTATTACAGTTTCAAGTACTAATACAGCCTACAACACATCCTCCGACTACCGCCTGAAAAACATCACAGGCCCGATCACGACCTCTGGTGCGTACATCGACAGCCTCAACCCCGTTGAAGGCACATGGAAGGCTGATGGCTCTACCTTTGTTGGCTTGATTGCTCACGAAGTACAAGAGGCATCACGCACTACCGTGGCAACAGGCGTGAAGGACGGTGAAGAGATGCAAGGCATGGATTACTCCAATGCTGAACTGATCGCCAATATGCTTGCTGAACTCAAGTCCCTCCGCGCCCGTGTCGCAGCCCTTGAATCAATTTAACCCTCGAAAGGAAATATCATGACTACTCAATACAACTGGTCTGTCGTCAACATGGATCGCCTCACTGCTGATGGCTTTGTGGTGACAGTGCATTACAACGTATCAGCCACTGATGGCACATACAACGCCTCTACATACGGCACTGTGGGCTACACAGAGCAGCCCGGTGAGACTTACATCCCCTACGACCAACTGACGCAAGAGATGGTGGTGGGTTGGGTCAAAGCCAGTCTGGGCGAGGCTACTGTGGAAGCAAGTCTGCAAAGCCAAATTGATGCACAGATCAACCCTGTGCAAGCTGCTGGCCTGCCTTGGAGCGCCGCATGAACTTGAACCTTGAAGCCAACGAGTTGCAATTCATTCTGAACGTCTTGGGCGAGTTGCCATCCAAGTCGGGTGCATGGCCCTTGATCGTCAAGATTCAAGAGCAGGCCGCACCACAGGTGAAACCCGCAGAGCCAGAAAACCCGACAGAGTAATTTAAAGGTTGCAGTATGACCACGGTGGACAAGACAGACGCACGCCTCTCTACACATGAGGAAATCTGCGCACTCAGATACGACCAGATCAATGCGCGGCTCAAGCGCATTGAGGGCATCATGATGCGCACCGCCGGAGTCATGATCCTGTCAATGGCTGGCACTATATTTTCCGCTGTGTGGATTCTCAAATGAGAGATTGGGCCGTCAGCTTCATCGCGGCGGCCCTTCTTGTCGGCTTTATTGTCTACTGCGTAAAGATCATGGTGTGGGCTTATGCTGGCTGAGTTAATGATTGTCAACTCCGCGTTTGCGGTGTTGAAAGAAACCGTGCAAAACGGTGGCGACATCATGGCCGCTGGTCAGCAGTTGTTCGACTACTTTGACAACACCAGCAAAATTCAGAAGAAGGCCGAGTCAGACAATGACATGGAGGCTTTTGCTGCTCTTGAGCAGATCAAGAACAACGAGGCCGAACTCAAGCGCATGATGGTTTACCACGGCAGGGCTGGCCTGTGGGAGGATTGGCTCAAGTTCAAGAAAGAAGCCAAGCAAAAGCGAGATGCTGCTGAGAAAGAAGCTGCACGCAAGAAGGCTGCGCGGATTGAAAAGGCTTGGGCTATTGTGATGTGGTCGGCCATCTTTGTGCTGGCGTGCGCCCTGACCATCATCGGCCTGTATGTCGTGAATCACCTGAAAGGAAAGTAATGCTGTCACTCATCTCAACCCTCGGCGGTCTGTTGATCTCGGGTCTGCCCAAGCTGCTGGAGTTCTTCCAAAACAAGGCTGACCAAGCCCATGAGTTGCGTTTGGCCTCCCTGCAAAACGAGCGTGAACTGGCGCTGGCCGCTCAAGGCTTTGCAGCGCAAGCTAGGATTGAAGAAATCCGCACTGAGCAAGTCGCTATGCAGACCCAGGCCCAGATGGCCGAGGCCGAGGCTGAGATGGTCAAGGGCGCTCAAGATCACGACAAGGCCATCATCGAAAAGGGCAGCAAGTGGATCGTCAACTACATTGGCACGGTCCGCCCCACCATCACATACATCTTTGTTCTGGAGTTGGTCTGCATCAACATCTTCTTGTGCTTCTACCTGTGGAGCAATCCTGGTCTTATCACCAGCATGGATGATGTGCTGCGATACGCTGATGTGATTTTCAGCCCGGACGAAATGGCCATGTTGGGCGGAATTATAGGATTTTGGTTCGGAAGTCGTAATTGGGGCAAGAAGTGAAAACTTCTGACTTAGGCATCCACTTGATGCACGAGTTTGAGGGCTACCGCAATCGGCCCTATAAATGCAGTGCAAAAATCTGGACGGTGGGTTGGGGGCACGCAATGTATAGCGACCAACTCCGCCTACCCAATGTGCGCACTGGAACTGATACGGGGATGATCCGTGACGACTATCAACTCAAGCCGGAAGACAATCGTGTCTGGTCGAAAGAAGAACTGGTTGAAATATTCAAGGGTGACCTTGTTTCTTTTGAACGCAGTGTTCTTCGACTTGCTCCCAATCTGGCTGGCCGTCAGTGCAAGTTTGACGCTTGTGTCGCTCTGGCCTTCAATGTAGGGGCTGGCAACTTTCAGCGCAGCACCATTCGCCAGAAGATTCTGCGCGAGGACTGGGACGGCGCGGCGGAGGCATTCCTGATGTGGTCCAAAGCAGGCGGCAAGGTGCTGCCAGGCTTGGTGCGCCGCCGCAAGGCTGAGATCGCATTGTTTCTGAGTGATTGATGGAATAATTGCACCATGGCAAACGTCAAGCAGCAATTAGAAGTCCCGTCGATCCCCAGCCTGGGCTTTGCCCCAGAGGGGTACGAGCGCCGCTACTTTGCCGAAAACAACGGCGCATTGAACGGCTACTTCCGCAAACTGGTCAGCGTGCTAGGTGCGCTGTTTGGCCCACAGGGCGGCAAGTTCATCAACACGCCCCATGGCGCATTTCACAGCAGCATTGACCAAGTGGCGGCCAACACCACCACGGCCTACCCTGTCTATTTCGGCAACACTGACATCTCCAACGGCGTGACGGTCGCCAGCGACTCGCGCCTGACGGTGGCGGTGGACGGCATCTGGAACGTCCAGTTCTCATTGCAGATCAAGAACGTCAGCAATGACGGCCAAGACTTTGACATCTGGTTTCGCAAGAACGGCACCGACATTGATGACAGCAACAGCCGTTTTCACATCTCGGCCAGAAAGTCCACGGGCGATGCCAGCCACATCATTGCCTCTCTGAATTTTCTGGTCAGTCTGGTGGCGGGTGATTACGTTGAGGTTGTTGGATGCGTGACCAGCACCGATGTGAGCCTTGAGGCATTCCCGGCAGGCACCAGCCCGACCCGGCCAGCCATTCCCTCGGCCATCGCCACCATGACCTTTGTGTCCAACTTACCAGGTTAAAGCCATGTACATCCCGATCAAACTGCCGCCTGGCATTTACCGCAATGGCACCGAGTACCAAGCCGCTGGCCGCTGGTATGACGCCAACCTGGTGCGCTGGTACGAGAACACCCTGCGCCCTGTTGGCGGGTGGCGCAAACGCTCCAGCACGCAGATCACAGGCATGTGCCGAGGCTTTTTGAACTGGCGCGACAACAGCGCCATCCGTCACACGGCCTTGGGGACACACTCCAAACTCTACGCCATGAGTGAGTCCGGCACCATCAAGGACATCACCCCAACCGGGTTCACGGCTGGCACGGGTGATGCCATTGTGAAGACGGGTTACGGGTACAGCGACTACGGCAAATTCAGCTACGGTGTGGCACGGCCTGACCTTGGCTCCATCACCCCAGCCACCACATGGTCCTTGGACACATGGGGCGAGTATCTTGTGGCGTGTTCCAACGCTGACGGCAAGATCTACGAGTGGCAGCTTGACTTTGCCACGCCCACCATTGCTGCGGCCATCACCAACGCGCCAACGGGGAACAAGGCCGTGCTGGTGACATCGGAGCGCATCCTGTTTGCCCTTGGTGCGGGTGGAAACCCCCGCAAAGTGCAGTGGTGCGACCAAGAGAACAACACCCTCTGGACCCCTGACACCGACAACCTGGCGGGTGACTTTGAGTTGGCCACCCCAGGTGCGCTGCTGGCTGGCAAGCGCGTTAAGGGCATCAACTTGCTGTTCACCGATGTGGATGTCCACACGGCCCAGTATGTGGGTGCGCCATTTGTTTACGGCTTTGAGAAGGCAGGCAGCGGCTGCGGCCTGATCTCGGCTCAGGCGGTGGCGGCCATTGACACTGCGGCCATCTGGATGAGCAAGTCTGGCTTTTGGATTTATGACGGCTACGTCAAGCCGCTGCCCAGTGATGTGTCTGACTACATCTTTGGCAACATGAACTTCAACCAGTCGAGCAAGGTGTACGCCATCCATAACAGCCAGTACGGCGAGATCTGGTGGTACTACCCGAGCAGCGCCAGCAACGAAAACGACAGCTACGTCACTTTCAACTACCGCGAGAACCACTGGGCCGTGGGCACACTGGCGCGTACCGCTGGCACGGACGCTGGGGTGTTCTCACGCCCAATGGCGGTGTCGGCGGATGGGTATGTGTACGAGCATGAGGTGGGCTTTGACTATGATGGCGCGTCTGTCTTTGCCGAGTCTGGACCCGTGCAGATCGGCAACGGCGACAACATCATGAGCGTGCGCGAGGTCATTCCAGACGAGCAGGCGCTGGGCGAGGCGGTGGTGTCATTCACGGCGCGAAATTACCCCACAGGTGCGGAGTTCTCATTCGGCCCGTATTCGGCATCGAACCCGACAAGCGTGCGTTTCTCGGGCCGACAGATCAACATGAAGGTGACGGGCGCTGTTTTGGCTGACTGGCGCGTGGGTGTCATGCGCTTGGATGCGGTGGCGGCTGGCAAGCGATGAGTGACCGCGAGCATTTGGAGAGACTGCGCCAGCATGTGGAGGCTGCCTTAGAATACTCTGGCGGCACACACCAATTTGAGGATGTCCTTGAGATGGTGGAAAAGAATCAGTTGCAGGTATGGCCTGCAACCCAGTCGATTGTGCTGACCGAGATCATTGTCTATCCAAGGCTCAAGAATTTGCATTACTTCTTGGCTGGTGGCGACCTCGATGAACTCTCACGGATGCGACCGATGATCGAATCCTGGGGCAAGTCGTTGGGCTGCACCAGGGTGTCATTGGCAGGCCGAAGGGGCTGGGCCAAGACATTTTTGAAAGATGAAGGATACAGCCCACAGTGGACTGTCCTTGCAAAGCAACTTTAGGAGAAAACAATGTCCGCAGCAGCATATTTTCAGCAGAACCCTGATGTAGCAGCAGCGTTTGCGCAAAACAACTATGGTCTTACGCCAGAGCAATTTGCTCAGACGCATTTTGAGAAATTTGGACAGTTTGAGCAGAGAGCATCTCCTCCGGCTGCTGGGCTGCTTTCGTATTTGCAAACCCCTGGCCTGACTGATCAGCAAATTGCTGCGGAGATCAATCGCCTGGGCGTGACCCCGCAAGAGGTGTCGCAGTTGACTGGTGTGCCAGTGGCAGATGTGCAGTCTAGGCTGTCGGCTGTGGTCACACCCACACCTACAGCAGCCCCAACAGCAGCCCCAACAGCAGCCCCAACAGCAGCCCCAACAGCAGCCCCAACAGCAGCCCCAACAGCAGCCCCAACAGCAGCCCCAACAGCAGCCCCAACAGCAGCCCCAACGGCTACGCCTACTGGTGGCATGAACATCCGATACTTCCAGCAAAACCCGGATGTGGCGGCAGAGTATGCGCGAGACAATTTGGGCATGACGCCAGAGCAATTTGCCCAAGCGCATTACGAGCGTTTTGGCCAGAATGAGCAACGCGCTGATCCCAACATTCTTCCCTTTGCAAATGCCACACAGGGCTTTGCCGACAACTTCAACAATTACACCTCCATCCCCATTGGCGCTCAGTACAACCCGGCAGCCGTGGGCGGCACTGGATCGCCTTACAGCCAAATCATGCGGCAGATGACTCCCGTAGGGAATCCTTATGCCACGGTGCAAGGCGGCCTGCCCATGGGCGGCTATGACCCCAACATTTACAACCCCAACCTGCTGTCCAACTTTGTGGCCCAACGCGCCGCAGACGCTGCGGCAGCAACCGCCGCCAATGCCGCCACGAACCAACCCGGCGGCGACTCTGGAGGTGGTGGCGGCGACAGCGGATACGACAGCAGCGCGGTCGGTACGGGTGAGTTCAGCGGCTTCACCTCTGCCGACATGGCTGCGGCTGGTATGCCCAGTTACGCCACAGGCGGCCTGATCAACCAAGTCTCAGGCGCTGACCCTGCTGGTCCTGATGAGGGCCAGATCAACGCACAAAAAGGCGAGTACGTTGTCAAAAAATCCTCGGTCAAGAAGTACGGCAAAGGCTTGCTGGACATGATCAACGATGGCAAGATTCCAGCCAAGAAAATTAAATCACTTTTGGATTAAGGGGCAGATATGTCAAAAGGCGGCGCACCAGATGTAACGACCAATGCGGTCGATCCCGACATCAAGCAAGCATTCCTGACGAACTTTGAAAACGCCCAAGGCGTGGCAAGTGCATTGCCCACGCAGCAGTTTGCTGGGTTTAACCCGATGTATCAGGCAGGCGAGGAGGCTTTGGTCAACACGGCCCTTGCTGGCCCAGGCATCACGGGCACCGACTTGGCTGCCCAGATGTCGGCCTATGGAGGCGTGTACCAGCCAGCGCAGCAAACAGCCCAATTGGCTAACCTTGGCATGACTGGCCCCGGCAACATTGCCAGCTACATGAACCCCTACACATCGCAAGTGCGTGCCAATGCCTTGGCTGACTTGGAGTCAGCACGCCGATCCGCTGTGCAGCAAACGGGTGAACGCGCCATGCAGGCTCGGGCATTTGGTGGCTCACGCCAAGGTGTGGCCGAGGCGCTGACCAATGCAGGCTTTGCCAAGCAGGCTGGCACCTTGGGGACACAACTCAACGAAAACGCCTTTAACCAGGCTGTGCAGTTGCAGGCTGCTGACTTGGCACGCCAGCAGGCTGCGCAAGCGGCCAACCAAACGGCTGGCCTGCAAGGCGCTCAGTTGCGCTTGGCTGGCGCGGGACAACTCGGCAGCTTGGCCGCACAGCAGCAGGCGCTACGCCTTGGCGGTGCGCAGGCTGTGATGGGTGCAGGCGGTGCGCGTCAGGCTCTGGACCAGCAGCAGATGGATGCCATCCGCAATATCGGTTTGCAGCGTCTGGGCATTGTCCAGTCATCGCTGGGGGCCAACCCCGCCAACTTGGGTCAAGCGGTGACCACGCCAAACTACAGCAACCCGGCAGCGGGTGCCTTGGGGGGTGCTTTGGCTGGTGCTCAATTGGGCAGCGTCATTCCAGGTGTCGGCACAGCCATCGGTGCTGGTGTCGGCGGCCTGCTTGGCTTGCTGGGTTAAGGAGTAAGACATGGCACTTGATATTTTTGGCAACCTGTTCGGCGGTGATACCACCACGGGCATCAACGCCCTGCTGACAGCGGACCAGCGCAGACTCATGAATCAGCAAGGCAACC